CCATGGCCCAGGGCGACCGCATCATCAGCAGCGTAGACAGCTACGCCGCCATCCTCGATGAGCTGGAGGGGCGGATGGTGGCCAACACCACCGCCATGCTCCGCACCGCCCTGGATCGCGTCCTGGGTGACCTGAAGCGCCATTACAGCGCCTACCTGAATGCCGTAGGCCCCGAGGCGCTGGACCCCGAGGGCAACCCGATCCGTGCCCCCGGTGCCTACAGCTCCGCCGAAGCCACCGCCAAATACAGGGCGATCCTCCGCGACGCTCAACAGTTCCTGCCGCCAGAGGAGATCGCAGCCTGGCAGCGTTCATTCACCACCGATCTGGTCGAGGCCCTATCAGTTGGTGGGGAGGCGGCTGCGGCGCTGCAGGGGATCGTGACCGGCGCCAGCGCCCAGTTCGCCGGGGCTAACCCCCTAGCCATCCGTGCAGCCACGCAAGCCGCCACCGCCTTCATGGAAGGCGAAGCCGCCCGGTTCCGTGATCAGATCGCCCAAATCGTCAGCGAGGGTGTGGCGCGTGGCTGGGGCTCCAAGCGGCTGGAGCGGCAGATCGTTGGGGCACTGGAGGGCACAACCGACCCCACGGGCAAGACGGCCCGAATGGGGCTGCGGCAGCGTGCTGAGGTGATCGCTCGCAGCGAGCTGGCCAATGCCTACGTGAAGGGCGCCATAGACCATAACCTGAAGGAGGGCTACGCCTTCATCCGGTGGGTCGCTGCCACCGATGAGCGGGCCTGTCGGTATTGCCTGAGCCGCCATGGCCAGATATTCCCGGCCGATCAGGTGGTGATCCCTGCCCACCCGCAGTGCCGCTGCACACCGGTTCCGGTGCCTGCTAATGAGGTGCTGGAAGAGGATGCGGTGATTCGTGACACCCTGCTCGATGGTGAGTTCTGGCGGGAGGAGCAGGCGGCAGGGGTCAGGGCCCTGGCCAAAGCGGAGGGGATCAGCGAGGAACGAGCGAGGGGGCTGCTGCAGCGGGCGCTGACCGCACCAACAGCCAGCGAGCGATACCTATTCCCCGATCGCACGCGCAGCCTGCAGCCATCGGCGCCGTTGGATGCTCCGGCAGGTGGGCGGACGTTCAGCGAGGCGATAGGGGAGCTGGCGGCGCGGCGGGCGGCGGCTAGGGGGTGATCTGAAGCGGGATCAATCTCGACGTGTTTCCAGGTATTGATACTGATTTTTGTCCGTTACCCTTGTGTAGATTGCCACCCACCGAGGCTTGCGTTCATACAAGGGGTCGATTTCAAATAATAATGGAAGATCAATCGGCACCCAGTACTCGTAAGGACGACCGGATATGCTTACCTTTTTACCGTCATAAGGACCATTGAGCAGTAAAACTTCAGTAGTTGTAGGGAATGCCGGGGTGTCCATAGTGGTGGTGGTTGACAATGTGGTTGACAAAACGGGGCTCAGTGGTTGTCAAACCCGATGTGAAGCCACTGGCGGGGCTCAATCGTCAGCGGGGCGGGGTGGAAGCCGTGGCGGCGCAGGATCTCGCCACTTACGACCTCGTAGCGGGGCAGTCTTGATGGAAACCGCAGCCGGCCCAGGCGCCAACGGTAAGCATGGCTGAATGGATCCTTGGTCCACAGTACCCTCAGCCAAGCCTTGGCGATCCACCCCATGTCGCAGGTGATCACTTCCCCCGTCTCTGGGTTGCAGGCCACCACGCCGCGCAACTGGCGCCCGGTGCGGTCGTAGACGATGGCGCCGTTGGGGTACCGCTCGCGGAAGGCGGGGGTGTTGGCGTCAAGCATGGGGGACACCCTTCAAGAGTTCGGCGATGCGGGTAAGCTGCTTGTCGGTCAACTGCATCAGATCAGGTTGCTCGGCTGCCACGCACTCCGCGTCAGCTTCCAGCACTGCCACCAGTTCAGCTACCTCCCCCTGCGCTGGCAGGGCCACGGGCCCATCGTGGCAGCCGCTGAACCCAGGATGCGCCAGGATCGCCTCAGCCAGCGCAGCAGCGCCTAGGTCGTGGCTGCCATCCACTTTCCTGATGATCGCGGCCAACCGCAGGATGTGGCCTACGCGGGGAGGAAGCCCAGGCGAGGCCGTGGCAGCAGCCCGAGGATCCGGCCCACCGTGCAGCACGTCTAGGTGCTGGCTTGGCGTCAGGCCGCCGGAGAAGTCGGGATCGTGCAGCTCGGCTAGGTTTACTGGCTGAGCGGCGGGCTGAGCAACCGGAGCAGGCCAGCGGGTGATGGCAGCGGTGATCATGTCGTGCAGGGTTGAAAGAGGGCTAAGTGGTGGTGCACGGAAGACATCAGCATCAAGCAATGCGCCGTTGCTGCCTGGTACAAACCCAAACTCTTTGCACAGCTCGGCAACATCGTCAAGGCTCGGCCCTTCTGCCTGGGCTGCGGCTTGGGCGGCAATAGCGCGGGTCTGGGCCCATGCCAACTGCTCGGAGGAATCCAGCGATTCCCATTGGTTGAAGTCGTCAGCCTGCGCGTTCCACTGCTCGCGTAGATCGTGCTCTGAAAATGGGCCGGGTTCAACCTGTCCTGGATTGGAAGACAGGGCAATGAGGCGGGGGTCGGTCATCGGTGGTGGTGGTAAGGGGCGCCGGAGGCAGGTCGGTCCCTGCGCTGGACAGGGAACCCTCCAGTTCGCCCATCCTAAGCCATTGCGGTTTCCTAAGCCAGCACGGCAAGCTAGGGAAACGAAACGCCGAGCCATGCCCCCCGACCTCAGGGCGTTCCTCACCCTCCACGCCACGGTCTGCGCCAGGGATGAGGAGGCCACCCGCCAAGTGCTTCGTGATGTGGCCCTTAACCTGCCAGCCAAGACCGGGGACAAGGTCTGCTCCATGCTGGAGCGGTCTATCGGCACTGGCGCTCGGGTGTGGCTGCAGAGGCTGGCCTGAACCATGGCTGAGCGTACATTCCAATGCCGCCGCCACAGCACCTGCAGGGCATGGATTGAGGAAAGCGCCATTGAATGGCAGGAGGATGGTGGCCAGCGGCGACCATTCTGCGCTCCGGGGATGTGCCCGAAAGGCAAACGGTCGGACACGTCCGATGAACTGCTGGCGCTTCAACTCGATGCCCGCAGGCTCAGGGCGGAAACAAGGGACGCCAAGGCTGCAGCAGAGCGGGCCCTGGCCAAGCTGGAAAGGGTGCAGGATGCGCTGACCACGGCCCTGGAGATTCGAGACATTTTCGATCAGGGCACGATCACCGTGCCGGAGGATCCCGAGAAGGAGGAAGCGGCGCCGATCCTGATGATCAGCGACATCCACTGCGGCCTGGTTGTAAAGCCATCAGCGGTGAATGAACTCAACGAGTTCAACCCTGACATCTTTGATGATCGGCTCGATGCGGTGTTTCGCAATGCCCTCAAGATCATCAACGGCCAGCGCAATACGATGACCATCCGTGAGGGTGTGGTCTGGCTCGGCGGCGACATGATCGAGGGGGAGCTGCACAACGACGCCGTGCAGAATCAAACCCTCACCACCACGCAGCAGATCGTGCGGTGTCAGTTAGCCCTGGTGCGAGGCTTTGATTACCTGCTGGCTCATTCCGATCTAGAGCGGATCATGGTGCCCTGCAACGTGGGCAACCATGACCGGACCACCAAGAAGCAGCAGAGCAACGCTACGGAGAACAGCTTTGCCCATTTGATGTATCACAACCTTAGGCGCCACTACAGGGACCAGCCGCGCCTAGTGTGGCAGATCGCTGATGCCGACTGCCTTTACCTGGATCTATATGACAAGCGGATCAGGTTCTTTCATGGCGATTCGGTAAAATACAACGGTGGCGCCGCTGGCCCACTCTGGAACGTGGACAAGCATGTGAAGAACCTCGACCAGAGCATCCCAGCCGATAACACCTTCCACGGTCACTTCCACACCCTCAGCTTTGGTAGGGCTACCGGCAACGGCAGCCTTCCTGGTTGCGCCCCGTATGGGCACCGCCAGGGATATAGGCCCGAGCGACCGCAGCAGGGGATGCGCTTCCTGCACAGCCGCTTGGGTTTCGTTGGTTCATTCCCGGTCTTCACCGAGTAACACTTTGTCCCATCGGATTGAAGGATCAGAGCTTGTTTCCAAACGTGTCACCAAAAATAGCTTCAGGAGGGAGATCATCAATTCATGGGACGGTGCCTGCGCCTACTGCGGATGCGAGCCCGAGAAGGTAACGCTCGACCACGTGACGGCAAAGGCCAACGGCGGGATGACCGTTAGGGGCAACCTTGTCCCGGCCTGCGCAGAGTGCAACGTGTCAAAGAACCACTGTGACGTGTGGGCCTGGTATCACGCGCAGCCGTTCCATACAGCCGCGAGAGAGGAGCGGATCAGGAGCTGGCTAGCCCAAGCCTGATCACTTCGCCTTCATGCCGCCCTTTGCTGGCTTGCCCTTCTTCGCCATCGCGGGCTTCTGACCCTTGGCAGTGCCCTTGCCTGCCTTGCCCATGGCCATGCCCTTGCCTGCCTTGTCGTTGTACACGGGGAACCCGATCACTAGCTGAGCTTTCCCGGAAACCTGAGCCAGATCGTGCGGCGCCATGGCTATCCCCATCCTCAACAGTTTGTGGCGGATCACCCCACGGGATGATCGTGAGCTGATCCGTGGCTATGCAGGCTGGCCCCTGTCGGTAACGAACCTGACCGAACTGACCTCGATTCTCAACCGGGTGGCGATCACCTCTTCCGCTGCTGTTGTGCAGGTGCAACGATGGATCGACGAGATCGAGAACCTGGAGGCGGACTACGCGGATCAGGTGGAGAGCGGCAAGGCGCACCTCAACAATGCAGCGAGCTACGAAGGCCCAACCCCTGGCAAGACCCTCAGCCGCGACGACCTGAAGAAAAAGGCCGATGTGTTGGAGTGGGACACCAGCCTGCTGCGGGTGAAGTACGAATCGGGCGGCGCTGGTGGGACGGCCGGCGCCGTGCTCGGCGGACGTTTGGTCACCTTAAAAGGGCGGATCTTTCAGACCCTGGGGATCGAGCCGGTCAGCGGCGCCGGAAGCGGCATGGCAACCCTGATTCGTAGCTGATGGCCACCGACTTCGCCCCCTACGCCAACCTGCGGATGCTCTGGCAGCCGCCGGGGGTGATCACCAGCTTCCGTGCGGGGGTGCCTGCTGCTGGCCCTGCGGTGGTGGTCGAGGCGTTCGCTAAGAGCCAGGGCCGCAGTGAGCAGGATCTACCGGAGGTAAAGGCAGGGTCGCTGATCTTGGAGGGCTACATCACCCGCTGGGCGCTGCTGGGCTCCGCAAGCTGGCTGGTGGCTGGTGCTTCGCTGAGCTGGGATGAGACGGGCTACAGGCCCGCTGGGATGCTGCCAGGCGCTACCGGGCAGGCAGTGCTCACGAACCTCACCGTGCTGCCCACCCTGGCCGATGGTGCTGAGCAGGGGCAACTGAGGATCCTGGAGCTGAGCCAGCCCTTCGGGGTGGGCGGTATCGGCAGCGAGCTACGCGAGGCCCTGGGGGACAAGTTCCGGGCGGCCATGTCCACTGCGATCTGAACCATGAGCATCCGCGTCGAAACCACCGTTACAGGCCCCGGTCCGGGGGAGCTGAACGGGAAGCTGCAGGAGATCACCCGCAACACCTTTGCCGAGCTGTTCGGGCGGTACCAGGCATCGTTTAACCCCTCGGCCTGGAACTGGCCAAGGGAAACGCAGCGCCGCGTGGGCACGGTCGGGAGCCCGCGCAACATCGTGGACATCGGCACCCTGCGGCAAAGCGGCACCTACACCTTCCCTGACGCCTATTCGATGGAAGCCCGCTGGAGCGCCCAGTACGCTACTGCCGTGCATGAGGGTGCCCGGCTGCGCAATGGCACCATTCTCCCGGCCAGGCCATGGACTGATGCGGTGAGGGGCACGGTGCAGGCACCGGGGATCACGCCGTTCCCGCTGGGGGTGAAGCTGCAGCAGCGGATCCTGAGGGCGGTGGCTGGGTCCTAGGTCGGTTGAGCAGGATCTACCTCCGTCGGCAGGAATCGAGTAGACGCTGGCAACCAGTACGTGAAAGGCCAGTGCTGCTCTGTCGTGTGCGGGACAAGCTTCCAATCCCAGATCAATCGCGCTTGGCCGCAGTGCATGATCTCCCTGGCCTGCCAGCAGTAGCGGAGAGGGAAAGTGCTTGCCCCGAGTGGCGGGATAACCAGGCAATCGGCATCCTCCGGCAGCCGCTCGCTCAGCGGGATGAGCTTCGGCGCGGGTGCAAGATTGCCCCATGGAGCATCCTCGTCTACACGCTCACCGACCACTTGCGCAGCCCACGTAAGCATCCCAGCAGTTTTTGGGCAGTCTTCATCAGCGGCCTGGGTAGCTTCTTCTACTAGCCAGGAAATCAGCGGGCCAAGAACCTCAAGGCTTGGCCCATCGCCTGCCGGGGAAGCTACAGGGCGCCCCCAGCGGGTGAGGATAATATCAGCCGTGTTCAGCGCGTGGATGCGAGCATCTGAATTGGGAAGGTCAGCCCAGCTTGGCCAATGCGGCTTGGCGTGATCGGGTGCAGTTGCAAGCATGGCATTTTCGTAGACGATCTGAGCTACTTGCTCAACGCTCGCCCCGGCTCCTCTTGTCTTATCCAGTTCGGCACGGAAGTCGGTCATGGTCGGTCGGTCGGTGGTGAATGGTGAAAAAAGGCAGTAGCGGAGTCATAAGGCAGAGCGTTAGATGCCTCTCACCACGCGCAGGCTGCCGTCTGAACTGCGCAGGATGAAGTTTCCGCGATTGATTTCGTTCTGCTTTGCCAGTTTGTAAAGAGCTATAGCACGGCGAAAGATTTCACCTCGTGAAAGGTCATGCTCTTGCTCAAGTTCTTCAAAGTCTGCTGCAAGTGCGTATGACATGCGTACAGCAAATCTTGTCGGGGGCTGCTTTGCTTGTTCCATGGTCGGTCGGTGGTGGTGAATGGGTGCCGGGGGAAGGGCGGCGATCTTAGCCTGCCTGCGTTAGCTGGCTGACTTGAGCGGTGATGGTTTTGGTTTCGGGAACCTCTAGCTCTGCTTCTAGCCAGTAACGGTTCTCACCTGGCTTCAACGAGTCGAAGGTGTAGCTGTGAAAATCCTCTGAACTGGAGCTGCTCCAACCCGCTGATGACCAGTCGCCATTGCAGTCAACTGAAACGGCAATACGGACTTTGACTGTTTTACTCATGGTCAGTTGGTCGGTGGTGGTGGTGAATGGGTGCCGGGTGGGACGCCCCCTGTAGTGCAAGCCGCAAGGGCCACCCGGCCCCCACATCATAAGCCATTGCGCTTCCCTAAGCCACAACGGCAAACTGAGAAAACACAACAGCACCATGCCCCTCCCGTTCGTCACCGCCCCAGAAGTCAAGGTCGAGCAG